AAAGAAGCTCATGCCCAGGTTGATAAAATTATGAATGCTATTGGTGATTTAAAAGTTCATATTGAACAAAAGGATTTAAAACAAGATGAGGCTCGTTGGAAACTAGAGCAAAAAATGGCTGACCTAGAAAAAAGACAATGGTTTATTTTAGGGGCGGCTTCAATTCTCGGAGTATTATTCGGAAATATGGACTTTTTGATGTCCTTAATGTCTTGACAAAATAATCTAAACCCTATATAATGCTTGGTATGAGTCTATATATCGACGTTAAATACCTTCAGATGATTTCACATCGTTTTGAGATTTTCAAAAGAAAGGATGATTACACATTTAATGTGCGTTGTCCTGTCTGTGGTGACTCGCAAAAGAACAAACGTAAAATGCGAGGTTACTTTTATAAGAAAGAAAACTCAATGATGTATAAATGTCATAACTGTTCGCATGGCGCTCATTTTGGAAGTATGCTAAAAGATATGGATAGCTTACTATATAAAGAATACGCATTGGAAAGGTATGCAAATAGTTCAGGCTATTCAGATACACGTAATAAAAAGACTGTAAAAGACGCTTTACCTGATTTTAAACCTCAATTTAAAACTAAAACAGATAACAAGTTAGAAGATATTTGTGTCCGTTTAGATATGTTGCCTGCAGATAATGAAGCAGTTATGTATGCTAAATCTAGGAAAATACCTGAAGATAGGTTCAACAGATTATTTTTTATAAATGATATTAAGGATGCTGTTTTATTAAATAATAAATACAGAAATAGCATTCTTACCAATGAACCTAGATTGGTTATACCCTTTTATAATAAGGATAAAGAACTAACTGGGTTGTCTCTTAGAGGTATGAGAGATGAAGCACTTCGCTACATACAATTAAAAATAGATGAAGATGCCCCTACAGTATTTGGTTTAGACACAATAGACACAAATAGCCCTATGACTGTAGTAGAAGGGCCTCTGGACAGTCTATTTTTAACTAATGCCATAGCCTGTGCTGGAACTAGTTTTAACAAAATAGAGCATCTACAACTACCTAAGGGTAATGTTACGATTGTTTTTGACAATCAACCGAAGAATAAAGAAATAGTTAAATTAATGGAAAAATACATTGATTTAGGTTATGGAATATGTATTTGGCCTGAGTCTATAGAAGGTAAAGACATTAACGATATGGTATTATCTGGTATGGATATTGGTGAAATACAGAACATAATTGAAGTCAATACTTTTATAAATTTAACGGCAAAAATGAAACTATCAGCATGGAGAAAATGTTAAATGATTAGTGAAAAAGATTTAAATAAAAATACAAAAGCAAAACTAGTAACATTAGCAAAAGGTGATTTTAGCCTTGTGCTTGATATGTCTATGCTAAAGAAAGAAATGGTAAATAGCATATTAAATGCTCAGAGTAAACAAATAGCTGCCGAAGCTATTGCTAAAAAGGCTCCAGCCCCGACACCTGCTCCTACTCCAGCGCCGACACCTGCCCCGACACCTGCGCCTACTCCTTCCCCGACACCTGCTCCTACTCCGGCCCCAACAATCTCTAAAAGATTTGGTTCGTGGCCCGTGCATTTTGAAAATAATCAAACTCATTTTCGTGTAGTAACCTACAATGCAGAAACTAATGCCATTATTGAAGAACGCATGTTCTTGAGTCAAGAAATGGCAGATTTATACATTAAAAAACAAACAAACATTTAAATAATTATGAAGGAATACAACGGTATTAAAATCGATCTGTCTAGAGATAATCTATTCGACAAATTGGGGTTACAAAGACTAAAAGAAAGTTATATGCGAGATGAGGAAACAAGTCCTCAACAAAGATTTGCTTATGTAAGTAAAGCATTTGGTTCTAATCCAGAACACGCACAACGACTATATGAATATAGTAGTAAACATTGGTTATCCTATTCTACACCCATACTATCATATGGTAAAAGTAAAAGGGGTATGCCCATCTCATGTTTTTTAAACTATATAAATGATACATCAGAAGGACTTGTAGAAAATCTATCAGAAACTAATTGGTTAAGTATGTTAGGTGGCGGTGTAGGTATTGGTTTTGGTATACGTTCAAGTGATGCTAAGTCTACAGGAGTTATGCCACATTTAAAAACATATGATGCAAGTTCTTTAGCATATAGACAAGGTAAAACAAGACGTGGGTCATACGCTGCCTACTTGGATATATCACATCCAGATGTTCTTATGTTTTTGGAAATGAGAAAGCCAACAGGCGATCCGAACATGAGAGCATTAAACTTACATCACGGTATTAATATTAGTGATAGGTTCATGGAAATCATTGAAAGATGTATGATAGAACCAGATGCAGATGATGGTTGGAATTTAATTGACCCTAACTCTGGATTAATTAAAGATACAGTTTCTGCTAAAAAATTATGGCAAAAGATTTTAGAACTAAGAATGGAGACAGGTGAACCGTATATTCATTTTATTGATACAAGTAATAAACATTTACCTGAGTTTCAAAAGAAATTAGGATTAAAAATACATCAGTCTAATTTATGTTCTGAAATTATATTACCGACAAATAAGGATAGAACAGCTGTATGTTGTTTATCATCTGTGAATTTAGAATACTATGATGCATGGTCTAAGGACCCAATGTTCCTAAAAGACATGGCAGAAATGTTAGACAATGTATTAGAGTTTTTTATAAAAAATGCTCCTAAAACTGTAGGCAGAGCTATATATTCTGCAAAACGTGAAAGGAGTATAGGTGTAGGGGCTTTAGGTTTTCATGCTTACCTACAAAGAAAAGGTATTCCATGGGAGGGTATTATAGCCCAAGGAACAAACGAACGTATGTTCAAACTTATCAGGAGTAAATTAAATGATGCAAACATTGAACTCGGAAAAGAAAGAGGAGAGGCGCCAGACGCTAAAGGCACAGGTCAAAGATTTAGCCACGTCATGGCTATTGCTCCCAATGCTTCTAGTAGTATTATTATGGGAAACACTAGCCCTAGTATTGAGCCTTATAGAGCTAATGCCTATAGACAAGACACGCTTAGTGGAGCGTATCTCAATAAGAATAGATATTTGGATGACCTTATTAAAAGCAAAGTTGAAGGTAACAAAAAATTGGATTATGACGAAATTTGGTCGTCAATAATAGCTAATGATGGTTCAGTTCAGCATCTAGGTATATTAACAGATGATGAGAAAGATGTATTTAAAACATCTATGGAAATAGACCAACGTTGGTTAGTTCAACACGCTGCCGACAGACAGCAATACATAGACCAAGCACAAAGTTTAAATTTATTTTTTAGACCAGATGCAAACATTAAATACATTCATGCTGTCCATTTTAAAGCTTGGAAAGCGGGATTAAAAACATTATATTATTGTCGTTCAGAGAAACTAGGAAAAGCAGATAAAGTTTCTAAACGTATAGAAAGAGAAGTAATTAAAGAAATAGACATGAGCGCACTCGTTAATAATGATGATTGCATTGCATGCGAAGGATAAAAGAAAATGAATACAAAATTAAAATTACAGGATGAGCGAGATTATTTTAAACCATTCAATTATGCCTGGGCTTATGATGCTTGGTTAAAACACGAGCAATCACATTGGCTTCATACAGAAGTTCCTATGGCTGAGGATGTAAAGGATTGGAACAATAAAATATCAAAAGCAGAACAAGGGTTCCTAACAAATATTTTTAGATTCTTTACACAAGGAGATATAGATGTTGCAGGAGGGTATGTAAAAAACTATTTACCTTACTTTCCACAACCAGAAATTCGTATGATGTTATCTGGATTTGCAGCTAGAGAGGCACTACACGTAGCAGCCTATTCTCACCTCATAGAGACTTTAGGAATGCCTGAGAGCACCTACAATGAGTTTTTAGAGTATGATGCGATGAAAGATAAACATGAATACTTTCTTGACCTTAGCAGTAAGAATGGGACTAAGGCATCTATTGCTACAAACATAGCAGCCTTTTCAGCATTTACTGAGGGAATGCAGTTATTCAGTTCCTTTATTATGCTACTAAACTTTCCAAGACATGGCAAGATGAAAGGTATGGGACAAATTGTTACATGGTCTATTGTTGACGAAACAATGCATGCTGAGTCTATGATTAAATTGTTTAGAGAATATGTCAACGAAAACTTAGAAATATGGAATGATAAAACTAAGGGAGACATCTACACTATTGCAGAACAAATGGTAGAGCTCGAAGATAAATTTATTGACCTAGCATTTGCTATGGGACCAATGGAAAATTTAACTTCTGAGGATGTTAAAAAATATATTAGATATATTTGCGATAGACGTCTTATTAGTTTAGGCCTAAAGGGTATATTTAAAGTGAAAAAGAATCCGTTACTATGGGTTGAGGAAATGATTAATGCTCCTACTCATACTAACTTTTTTGAAAATAGAGCAACCGATTATGCTAGAGGTGCTACTACAGGAGATTGGGGTGATATATGGGCATAGAAAAAGAAGGGAAAATAGAATGCACACATTGTGAAGCTGTTTATACAATAACCTTTGAAGATTTAACTGATTACTATATACCAAAACATTGTGCCTTTTGCGGTGAGGAACTAGAACACAGCGAGGAACTTAGTTTTGATTTAGCAGATGAAGAAGAAGACTAAAGAATCAAAAGGACTCAAAAAGAAGTTCGGGGATAAGCCTAAAATTAAACCTATAAATAAAGATGAAGCATTTAAAAGAATGTGGAGTGATAACGATATTATAGGAAGTGATTATGGCAAGGAAGAAAAAGAAAAAGGAACCTCAAGTTCATAGAGTTTACTGCACATATTTTCCCAACGGAAATTATTATATAGGATATTCCGGAAAGCCAGAAAGATTATATGAAAAATATTATGGCAGTTCTAAATACGTAAAAGAATACGAGGGTGAGCTCGAAAAAGAAACAATAGCAGAGTTCGATAGAAAAGGTTGGGCTAAGATGCAGGAATTTTTATTGCAATGGCAACAACGTAAAGACCCTAAGTGTTTAAATTCTATGTTAAATATCAGATTAAATAAGGAACCATTAACAGACTTTGAGCCTATAAAGTGGTCTCCGAGGACATAAATAGTTATATGGCATTCATTCTATTATTAATATTTTCAGCATTAGCAGTAAGTTCAGTTGCTGCCTATTTTTCTATTGTCGGATTAATTACAATATTCCCGGCAGCTGCCATGTCTATTCTAAGTATGGGTATAGCATTAGAAATAGCTAAACTTGTAACAGCCTCATGGTTGTATAGGTATTGGGAAACAACAGGCGCATTGATGAAACTGTATTTTGTGCCAGCAGTATTAGTTCTTTCTCTTATTACATCAATAGGTATCTTTGGCTTTTTATCAAGAGCCCACATTGACCAAGAGTCCGTGGGTGTAAATAAAGACTTAAACATAGAAGTTATAGAGTTTAGATTAGATGCAGAGACAAGTAAACTAAGAAATGCTCAAAGTAGAATAGCAGGTTTAGATGACACTCTTGCTACATCATTAGGCAAAGATAAAAACTATGTAAACAGAACACAGCGACAAGAACGTTTAGAATTAAACGAACAAATAGATGAGGCAGTAGCAAACATAGATGCCTTAAACTTAGAACTTTTACCATTACGTAGAGAGATTGCAGACTTAGATGCAGAACTAGGTCCTATTAAATATATCTCAGAATTATTTTACGGAGAGTCTACAAAGGAAAGTGTGGACCGAGCAGTAAGAATTATTATTCTATTATTAATATTTGTATTTGACCCACTTGCTATTCTATTGGTCATAGCAGCCAATAAGGCATGGTTAGAACGTAAGGGAGAAATAATAAGTTTTACTAATTTTTCAGATGATGCAGTAGAAGTAGTGAAAGAAGAAGAATTAGGATTTTCATATCCAGACCCACCTAGTGCAGTTGACGATGCAGCTAATGTTATGTCTAAAACTGATGACTTTGTAACAACACAAAATGAAGATTTGGTATCAGTAAAATATGGTGATATTAAAAGAGCAATTAAAAATAGAGACCTATCCTGGTTAATAGACAAAAAAAGGAATAAATGATAGAGGTAACAGATGAGGCTTTGGCTAAAGCAATACAGAAATCGGAGGATGATGGCAGAAGTGTTATCCGTGTTGGTGTTACTGGTGGGGGCTGTGCTGGCTTTGAGTATATTTTTAAGTTTGATGAGTCTACTGATTCAGATTATATTGTAGACTACGGCAAAATAAAATTTGCTATTGACCCAATGTCTAAGCCTTACATTGAGGGGTCAACTATTGCTTGGGAACAGTTAGGTTTGAATGAACAATTTAAAATTATTAATCCAAAGGAACAATCAGCCTGTGGATGTGGAGTGAGTATACAATTTGATGAAAACAAAATACGATAGAATTAAACCTAGTAAAGTAGCAAAACAAATTATAAGATGGTCTAAAGATTATATAGAAGAATCAGGACATAAGGGGTTTGTAGTAGGTATATCAGGAGGCATCGACTCCGCTCTTACAGCTAATCTAATGGCTATGACAGATAAACCTGTTCAATTGTTATACTTACCTATAAAGAATCAAGGTAGCGAAGCAGACAGAGCCTACGCGTTGGCTGAAGACCTAACCTCTAAATATGATACGGTTTCATTTAAAGAGATAAATCTTATTCGTATCTTTATGGAGTTTCAAAACAAATTATACGAACATGATAATGAGTTAGCATTTGCTAATTCAAAGTCAAGAATAAGAATGACAGCTTTATATCAAGTAGCACAGGACTTAGGTTACTTGGTAGCAGGAACAGGAAACAAAGTAGAAGACTTTGGAGTAGGGTTTTTTACAAAATACGGAGACGGCGGAGTAGATATAAGTCCTATTGCTGACCTAACAAAAACAGAAGTTTATATAATGGCAAAAGAAGTATTTGGCGATATACCTGAAACCATACAAAAGGCACCACCAAGTGATGGACTATGGGACGACAGAAGAAACGATGAAGAACAAATAGGTGCTACATATCAAGAGTTAGAAAAAGCAATGGCAGGTGAGAAACCTTCCACGCCTAGAGAATTAGAAGTCATACAAATTTATGAAGACTTACATAATAAAAACAAACACAAAATGAAACCTATTCCTGTATGCAAGATAAGATACACTTAATACATACTGATTACCCACTTGACCTAAAGCAAATTCTACAGGATGCTGAGGAAGCTAGTGCAATAAAAGAAACATATACAGATGATAGGTATGATAATCAAGCAGTAGAAGGGTGGGACATAGCCAGGTGGACATCACCTTATATTGAGAAGATTGTGAATGACTTTGGTTTTGAAAAGGTAAAAACAAGTTTCTATTGGCAAGGGCCTAATATATTACTTCCACCGCATATAGATTATGGTTCGACCGTTACGTTAAATTTTGTCTTGACAGATAAACCTGCACCCATTACAATAGACAATGTTGAATATTACTACAAACAAGGATTAATAAATAGTGGTGTTTTACATTCAGTTCAGAACGGAAATGAACCAAGATTAATTTTAAAAATAACAGTTTACAATAAAACATTTGAGGAAGTAGCAGAGAATTTAAAATGGCGAAAAAAGGAACAAAGCGTATGACATTAGCACAACTAAAAGAAAAGTTGGCACGTCCTATTGCCAGAAAGGTTACTCCTAAACATGGAATAACAAAAGTTCATACACCTAAAAAGAAATACATAAGAGAGAAAACAAAATGGACGGAGTAATATTAATGTTTGTTATTTTACCTACTATTATAGCATTGTATACGTTTGCCTTTATTAATATTATTAAGGGCGATGTAGGAACAAAAGGTATAACACAACCATACAAAACAAAAAGCGGTGAACAACATACTGCTAAAAAATCTAGGGAGCAACACCTTGTCTAAACAAAAATATACAGAAGCCACACCGAAGCAACAGCAAGAATGGTTTGAAGAAGACTTCTTTATGAAAGGAGACTTTGATGTTATGATAATGTTCGTAGTTATTCCAGCCCTAGTTCAAATAGGTTGCATTAGCATGATGATGCTTTTCTTTTGGCTAAACTCTAAATTATTCTAATGCGATTTACTCATATTGCTAAATTACTCATAGGGTCTGGTAAAGAAGAAAAGTTTAATCCAACTCCATCCAACATATTATTAACAGCATCCTTATTGGCACTTGCCTTTTTAGGTTCCATATTTGTATTACTTTTCATAACCAGTCTAATAATTAAATAATGAAACAACTATTTAAAGTCCTAACATCTGATATAAGTATTCCTCGAATACAAAAGGATTTAGTTGACTTCTTAGATGCTTATAATTTTGCAGATTTTAATCACATATCGCTTACTGGTTTAGGAGGCGAGGATGATTGGCATGTAAGTGGCCAGAGTGTTATGTGGGAAAAATATCGTGCCCGCTATAATGACAAAGTCTTAGAGACTAAAAATATTGAGATACATTTTAACCAACTCAATAAAGGTTTAGAGGGCACCTACATGGGAGACCTTATACAACGGTTTGACCAGTATTATAGATGGCGTCTACTAAAGATTAATCCTTACACAACTTATCCAATACATACAGATGCCCCACATAAAGACGTAAACTTTCCTGTTATTAATAAACGAATACATATACCAATACAAACAAACCCATGGTCATTCTTTTGTTACCTTAAGGACAGACCATCGGACGGAATTGAAACAACTATTAAATATCATCATATGCCAGTCGGGCATGCTTACGAAGTCAATACATCTTTGCTTCATACTGCGGTAAATTACGGTGAAACTCCGAGATATCATATGGTTGGCGTTAGATATGAGAAAAAAACGGTCATCTAGAACTTGACAACGGGCCTCCACGAAGTTAATATATAGTATATGAAACTAAAAGGAGACCTTAAATGGCAAAACGAAATCAACAAGACCCCGGTGTCTATGAAAGGAAAAAGATTAGACGTCCAAGAAAACCTATGTCTGAGGAGCAAAAACAGGCAGCAATCGAAAGACTAGCAAAAGCTAGAGAAAAGAGAGCTAAAGAAAACCCACCACAATACAAGAATATACATCCTTCAGTCTTAGCAAAAGATGAAGATGATATGCTAGCCTTTGAGAAAGTTAGAAATTGGATTAAAGCTCAGAAAGAAGAACTATCAGCCTGTAGGCAAGAAATACGAGCCAATGTAAAAGGTTCTATTGCTAAAGCTGCCTCAATACAAGGTTACATAAAACATATGGAACAGTATTTAAGGTCAGGTGATTGGGTTGATAGCTATTGGGGAGAACACAGGCAAAACAAAATGACTTGGAATTGTATATCAATGGCATTTCACGATGACGGTTCACCTAAAAGACAAAGGCACGTTTATTATCCTGATATAGAAAAAATATGGGAAGGCGAAACTGAGGACGAACTTAGAGACATGGGCTTAAATCCTAGAGTGGGTAAGGTTAGGGTAACATGATATTAGTAGACTTTAACCAAACCGCCATCTCTACCTTTATGGCTGAGACAAGAGGCAGAAACGATATCGAAGTAAACGTGCCATTACTTAGGCATATGATTATAAATGCTATACGTTCTTACAAAAAGAAGTTTGGCAATGAGTATGGAGAGATTGTAATTGCCTGTGATAACAGATATTATTGGAGACGAACTGTATACCCATATTATAAAGCAGCACGTAAGAAAGCACGTGAGGATAGTGGATATGATTGGCATAGCATATTTGAGGCTTTACATGCTATACGACAGGAACTAGATGAGTATTTTCCTTATCCTGTTATTGATGTCGAAGGTGCAGAAGCCGATGATGTTATAGGCACACTTGCAGAATATTCACAAACACAAGGAGAAACTGTAGGCCTGTTTGATGACGTAGAGCCCGAGCCATTTTTAATCTTAAGTAGTGACCATGACTTTAGACAGTTACAAAAGTTTCCTAACGTTAAACAATTTAGTCCTATGAAGAAAGGTTGGGTTAAAATAGATTGTAGCCCCGAACAAATACTTATGGAACATATTATTAAAGGCGATAAAGGTGACGGCATACCTAACATACTATCAGCCGATGATACTTTTGTTGAGGGTAAAAGACAAAAGCCTATTAGGAAAGTTTTGTTAGATGAATGGAAAACAAAACAACCCGATGTATGGGTAACAGGTGATATGGCAGCTAACTATAATAGAAATAGTGAGCTTGTTGATTTGGCGAAAACACCAGATGAGATAAAGCAGAACATTATAAATAGTTATGAAAAACAACAAGGGCAGGACAAATCACAACTGCTTAGTTACTTTATTAAATATCGTATGAAAAATATGATTGATGTCGTGGAGGACTTTTAATTATGGAAAACGTGGTAAAAATTAAAGAAGGCCCATTTACAAAGGCCTTTCCAAATAACGAAGAAGATACCAGTAATGTTCTAACAAGAAAAATCATTACACAAAGAATCGTAGATGGTTGGCTTACTGAAGAAACAATCGAAAGAACTTACAGTAAAGTAGACCCAAATGATTATGGTGATACGACAACAATTAAAAGAATAGTGAAGGTAAAAGATGAGTCGTAAATTTAGACAAGCAAACGAAGGGTTTGATTATGTCTTTGAAGGCAAAGACAAAAAAGAACAAATAGAAAGACTAAAAGAGTGGGCATCTGGTAACCAAACCGTAGTTCAATTAGTAAGATGGGGAGTTGGTGCTGAATTAGTAGAGTGGGGTTTGCCAGAGGGTATGCCTACCACAGCTAAATTGGCAGAGGATATGCCAGATGGAATGGGTGATACAACTATTCAAATGGAATGGCGTAGAATATCTACATTTACAGACCCTAATAGTAATCTTAGTAAAGTCCCACAATGGAAAAGGGAAATGAACTGGCTACAGATATTAGAAGGGTTACACCATAAGGAAGCTAAACTATTAACATCTATTAAAGATAGAAAATTATTAGATGTATACCCTTTGGAACCTCTACTAAAAGACCTTGGTATTAAAGAATACGTAAAACCTAAAAAGAAAAGAACAACTAAGAAAAAATGAAACAAGAAATATTAATAGCTTTAGCAGAAAAATATAGAGCTCTAATCAATACTCATAAAGTCAATGTAGAAATACATTTGAATAATCCCAATGGTGTGGCTGAACATATAGACCACTTAGAAACTGTGGAGAAAGAGTTAGAGAAAATGGCTCATTACAGAGACCTGTTGGAAGAAGTAAACCGTCTATTAGATAATCAACAACCTGAATTACTTTCCTAAGTCAACTCTATAAGGGTCAAAGAAACGACCCTTTTGATATCCTTCTGGGATAGGTTTGTCTGCATCCACAAAATACATACCATCTGGATTACATATCCACATTTTCTTAGGACGCTTTTGAGCAGCTAGTCTAATCTTTTCTATTGTTTCAGGTTTATGCTTACGACCATACATCGGATTAAACTCACCCTGTCTGGTTCCTGTCATTGTTTTAGATACCTTATCCCTAAACTCTTGTGACCTACCATTCTTTACAGCTGGATGATTCTTACCTAGTTTCTTTTGCCTCATTATCTCTCTACCTTCAGGCGTATGCCAGTCTGTTCTGTCTCGGCATTTGTCTACGATAGTTAGATTGTCTTTGTTCTGTGTGATTATGTGTTCGCGGATGGACTCCACTCTAGAGTTCTGTATGATAAGCTCTCTCGGCTTTGGAACTAGTTGAATGTTATTATTGTCTACTACCCAGAACTCTTCCTTCCAGCCAGTAGTCTTAAATAAGAAAAATTTGGTCGCTCTTTGCATAATAATTAATGTAATTTATTTATTTATAATGCTTGACACAGCTCTCTGAATGTCCTATAATATAGGTATGTTAAACAAAAATATAGGAAATAAAATGAACACATTATATAACAAACCACAAAGCGAGAACAAAATTGTTGATGGAGTTAATGGCAGAGGTAGTCTAACTTGTTATTACAACGATGATAGAGACGGCGAAGTAATTAAACTTTCAGCACTTGAAGAAATGTGGTATACACACGAAGCAAACATTGACCACCCTGAAGGTTCAGAGTATCCAACAGGAATTAACGAAGCACACAGAAAGTTAATGGTTCAGAGAGTAGCAGATTCAGTATTACACAGAACTGGTATTGATATTAAAAACTTTGATGGCGTAATACACGCCTCATCATTTGGAGGAGTAGCATAATGCAAACATTAGTAATTAACACCCAATACAGAGAGAACTATGGAGCCCATGATTGGGACGGCAAGGGAGAATGTCCTCAGTATTGGAAGTTCAAGGGAGGTTCTACTTATTTTGTTGATGGTATCAACGTAGGCAATGTGCGAAACATTGTTGAAGAGCTCGACAACTTCATTAGCTATTCAGATGATGGTTCTGAGGAGTATATCATTGACTGGGAAGTTAGGGATATTGCTAACGATGGGCAAGGTCCAATGTGTGAGAGTTATGAGATTCCAGTAGAGTTCTACAAGAAAAACGATATGTGGCATTGTAGAACACACCACACACCAGATGACGAAAGTTTCTGGAATCCTAAGATTGTAAGTAGAGCTCAGCAATGGGTCCCACTTCCTAATGGTGAAAGGTCACACTTCGCCCAGCAATATAAAACGGCTAGTGGTTGGTTTGACCAAAACGACCCGCAACTTAGAGCAGAGGTTGCATGAAGAAGTTAGTGTGCTTGGCAGTTATCTTTTTAACTGCCTGTGGTGGTGGCGGTGGCGGTAGTAGTGATACACCTGTTACACCAACACCTCCCTCTCCACCACCTGCACCTCAACCTCAATGGGCTTCTCCTATTGATTTACCACAAACAACAACAAGCATAACAGGTGCCTTTACGTCTTTAGTTATTCCTGTTGATTATAATAATGATGGTTATACAGATATTGTAGCACATTATTATTGGAACGATTGGGATAGCACAAGAACAGACACATCAGACCTACTTGTATTTTATACAAACGACTATGGTAATTGGAGAATAGAAAAAGAAATATCATTAAGGAAAACTACAAGGAAGTATGCTAAAGGAGATTTAAATAACGATGGCATAGAGGATATAGCATTTGCGGTCAATTATGAGGACGGCAAAAAATATAATAGCTGTAATGATTTGGCTGCTAAACCTGTAGTGTTACTATCAAACAGCACAAGCTATGACATTGTAGAGTTAGGTGAGCCTGATTGGGGACACGCAGTAGATATTATAGACAATAAAGTTACATTCGCAGGGTTCTGCGGACTTACCCAATCATTCGTAAACTCACAACCTGTAGAACATCCTGATGTGTCTGGACTCACATTCAAATACGTAGGGGATAATATAATAGATTATTCTGAAGGTGTTAGGCTTATTACACAGACAGGAGAAACATTAGATTATTTAGAATTAGATTACACCCTAGTTAATATTATTACGTGGAACGGACAAGAGTCACCTGTAAAAATGATAGAATGGAAGGGCAAAACTCTAATAGGGGCAGGCTTTGATACGTTTGAAGTATTTGAAACCACTGCTGTAGGCAAATTAGCAGGTAGATTAATTGAAAACTACGACCCTAATGTAACATACAGCGAGACAGAGTTGCCCTTATACCAAGAACTTGTCTTTATTGATACCACATACAATACAATAGATGTAAAAGAATACAATATTGTAGAAGAGGACTATTTTAACTTCTATCAAGTAGCAGATATAAACAATGACTATAACCTAGACATCGTTACTCACCTACACTTTGATACACCTGGAATATATCTTTCAAATAGTCTCGGAGACCTAACTAGATACACAGGCGAATTGCCACAGGATTCTACTGAGATATCTAAAGGTATGTATTATGACTTAACCCGAGATGATGTAGGGGATATTATACAAGTATCAGTAGACTTTGATAAGCCTTATATAAGATACTTTAAAGGTAAAGAAAGTCTATAAAATGCTTGACATTTAGCACAATTGATAGTAGAATTAGCATATGAGTAAACAAATGGACATAATTTTTGACGTAGACGGAACCTTAATGGACATCCAACATAGAAGGAAGTTCGTTGATGGCTCTCAGAAAAAAGACTGGAAAGCATTCAAGGATGCTACTAGCCAGGACACCCCTAAGGTTGATGTGTTCGCTATTGCGAAGTCTTTGAAAGCCAAAGGTCACAGAATTATTATTAGCTCAGGCAGAAACGTCTCACAGAGAGCAACTACATTGCAACAACTTATGAAGCAAGGGTTGGCTTTTGATGCGATTTTTATGAGAGCTGATGATGATTACAGGTCAGATGATGTTGTAAAGTCTGATATGCTAGACCAGATGAGAGCTCAAGGGTTTGACCCACAAATGGCATTTGATGACAGACAACAAGTTGTTGATATGTGGAGAGCAAAAGGATTAACCGTGTGCCAAGTAGCACCAGGAGATTTTTAATGGGTAAACTAAGACAAATTATTAGGAAGTGGATTGACAGAATGGTTGAGAAGTCTTTTCAAAGACAAGCAGACAAACTGTTCATGAAACATCAAGTTAAATACAGAGACGGAGATAATACATGAGCGTAGAACAAATAGTAGAACAGATAGCAAGACTAGATGATGTTAAAATGGCACAGCTAGCACAAGTGGCTATGAACAAAGGTGTAGCAGTCCCACTTGAATTTGCATTACATACAGCACAATTGGATGCTGATTGGGAGAATGACGATGCCGTTTAACATTGAGGGTATGATTAAATCAGCAGTCAAACAAGGAGAGTCTGATGCTAAGGCAAATAAGCCTATAGATAGAGAACAGGTATCCAGAGTTACTGGTGTTGACTATCTACGTGGTTATGAGAAAGCAAAGGGTTATGAAGTCATCAAGTAAAACACATAAGATAGTCGCTACGATGTCCGTAGAACTCCCTTATGAGAACGATTTATTAGGGTATAATACAATACTCACGGAAAAAATAAAGTCTGTTATATCTAATCTAAGTCATGTAAGCTGTAGGCTAGAAACAGGGCTTAAGGATGCACAACTTGGTATCCCTGATGTCCCACTAAATAAAGAGAAAAATGTTTAAACCGATGATACAAGATTTAGGCTATGATGTAGAATACAATGACGTCTATTCTCTTTTACGAGAGGATTTAACAGGAAAAAGTATTCTAGACTATGGATTTAATAATGGCAATCTAATAAAAAGTATGCCTGATATAGATTATACCTACACAGGCATAGAATTACAAGAAAGTTTTGTGAATAAAATGTCAAAAGAATATCCCAATCATACATTTTTACATTTAAATAAATTTCATCCTTCCTACAATCCTACAGGAACAGACATTAAACTAACTGATATTGTAAACGAACGGTATGACATAGCTGTGGCATGGAATGTTTTTACGCATTGCACCATGGAAAATACAAAAGAATGCTTAGATGAAATCCTTGAAGTTAGTGATAAAGTAATATTTAATCTATATTCGCCTGGTCATTATGAGTTTTGCCATAGATATCTAAGACCAGATTCACCTAAACAATTAGAAGATTTTATGCAGAGTGCGTATTGGATAGATGATAACGAATTTATCTATGATGAACAATTAGAACAAACGGCAACCAAATGGTTATTTAGTTTCTACAATGCAGATTATATTCTAGATACTATAAAGAATAGTAGAATAAAATACACAAAGGAACATAGCGTAGGCGGTTACTATACAGGTGAAGTCTATGTAATTGAAATAAATAAAGAGAGGTAATTATGAAAAAATATTTGAGTCAACTGAATCCGAATAAGACGATTCTAACTGACATCGACGGTGTAGTTCTAGATTGGGAAGAAGCTTTCCTAACTTGGATGGATTTTAACGGTCACATGGCTGACATTGAACAAAAGAAATACTATTCAGTAGCCAAAGCATTCAGTTTATCAGAAGAAAAGGCCAAGCAATTGGTTAGACAGTTTAATACAAGTGCGTCCATAGGGTTTTTACCTCCCCTTAGAGACGCACAGTATTATATTAAACTATTGCATGAGAAGTATAGATACAACTTTGTAGCTGTTACAAGTCTAAGCCTAGACCCCTTTGCCAAAGAATTAAGAGAACGTAATCTTAAGAAACTGTTTGGTAATGCTTTTGCTAAGTGCATATGTCTTGATACAGGTGCAGATAAAGATGAGGTATTAAAAGAACTTTCAGAAAGATTCAAGGGTTGTTATTGGATAGAAGATAAAGTTGAGAATGTAGACATAGGTCACAGCGTGGGCTTTAATTCAATTCTTATGGAACATGGTTTTAACATGGACTACAAAGGTCCAGCTCAAGTTGTCAAAAACTGGGAAGAAATAATGGAGATAGTGGTAGCATGATAGAATATATAGGCTTATTAATTATAGTTGTTGGGGCGTCTGTGTCGTCTTTCTTTATTGGTAGACGTGATGGCATAGGCTATGTCGTCAACATCATAGGCAAAAACAAACCTAAGTTTCTTGTTGAACTAGACAAAATGATGTTAAAGGAAGAATTGAAAAACTCATGAGCTGGACGCAAAGCCCACATCTATACAATGGTGAAGTTCTACACGACTTAACCTATCCGAGAACCGACCATTGGCTTCCCGGTGATAGTAAAGAAATGTTCGATGCCCATTGCCAAGACCCCGATAAACTTGATATTCTCATACGTAACGGTTATTATCCTTACAAACCCATAGAATACTACACGAACGAACAAGGTTTTAGAGACCCACGCGACTTCTCACAAGAACCCACCGGCAACTTTATTGCTATAGGCTGTTCTAACACTTACGGCGACGGTCTCTTTCGCGAACAAACCTATGCCTACAAACTAGAACAACTGTTAAACGCCCCTGTATATAACATGGGACTACCCGGCCGAGGCCACGAAGCGATGTTTCGTATACTCTCATACTATATCCCAAAACTCCAGCCAAAGGCCGTGTTTCTACAAAAGACCTCCACCTATAGACGCGAACTATTCAGCTCGGACAACGGCAGTATAGTAGTATACGAACCCATAGGGAACTGGTCCGTTGACCCCGACAATCCCGATAACAACAAAGACGAAATGGATATGAAACTCAGAATGCTCACAGAGCACGAAGCCTATTTCGCATCTAAACGAGCCCTCCACGGCATTAACAGCCTCTGCCACACATACAACACAGAACTCTACATTCTAGACGCTTGGCAACTCATGGTCAACAAACGATTCAAAACCCATGGCCTCGCATCCGACATAGCCCGAGACCTCAAACACCCAGGCCAAGAATTCAATACAAGACTAGCGAAGCGATTCCAGAAAGCCTATAACACTAAAACTCCCATATCAGACATAAAAGACGAGACTCTTTATATAACAGACAACGTTAGGAACAAACCCACACTAGGAGCATCCGCTTGAACAAACAAGTAAGACAACGACATAAAGAGACAGCATCCATAGTAGGCACGGGCTTATTGGTTAACTATCCGCTACAGATATTTGTAATATATCTACTCTTGGACATATTGCACGTAACACAATCATTCTGGGTAGCAACATATAGCACAATGATAATGACAGTCTTTGCCTATATACGAGTATACATTGTAAGACGCTACTTTGATAAGAAATAACATTACATGAGAGCGTATACGGCTACATCTCTGTAAGTCTTTATTATAAACACATAACGTTATTATACAGTGCGGGATAACATTACATAGGGCGGAGAACACAGTCGTAGGGCGAATTGAGTGTGTAAAAGTGTGTCAAAGTGTGTAGAGTTATACATGGACTAGGAAATAGTGCAGGATAGTGATTTGATACTGATGTTAAATTGTTGGCCGTCCAGATTTCCTACCGTCCCCTTCCGCAGATTTTCCGGGCATCCCTCATAGTCTATAACACCTGCGCTCGGATGTCAAGCATTTCCCGGAAAAAATATCTGCACAAAACGCTTGACAGCAGCCCGACTTGCATGTTATAATAAAGACTCGACTGGCCCGCGGGGTTGGGGTTGGGGCGTGGAAAATCTTTTTAAAAAATGCTTGACTTTTGGCCTGGCCTTTCGTATTATAATAGTATGGAAACATTAAATAAACTAATAAAAAAGGCAATAGATAACCCCGAGAACCGTAACGTGGATGGTTCAATCAACTGGAACTTTGTGAGTGCAGACATTCATTTAGATAACCAGGAGCAGAATCTGGGCCTAACTGACGAACAACTATTCCACGGCCTGGAGAACTACAATGGTTAGAGTTCACCTGGAACACATAGCGACCACCATCCCCGTGGTGGTGGAGACAGAATCCTTAGATACTTTGAATGATACTCTCATAGTGGAGGGGTATCTGGAATCTGATGAGACATTTGGCGAGCAATTTGAGGTCCTGACATGGGAGACGTGATTGCATTCGTGCTGATAGGTGGCTTCATGTCATTCTGTGGGTATGGGGCTTTGCTATTGGCCTTAGATTCCGAAGAAAGACGTAAAGAAAAGCTTGACAAGAATAGATAATTTGTTATAATAATAGCATAAACAGGAGAAACTATGAGTATAGATATAGATATGATTAACGAAATGGCCCAGGAAAGGGTGATGGATGAACTGATTGATGAGGTTGATACTCTTGATGAGAAGGCCATGGCCGAGATAGAAGAGTTCGCCCAGGATTCAGGCCTGCATTTAGATGACGACTTAGACGACATCATAGCAGGGGTTGCGCAGAACCGTTGGGAGAACGGCGGCTGGGACTAATCTCGTTCGTTATTACAAGCCGGTGCATCAGTTCTTTAGGTGCACCAGTTTTTTTGGGCCTACCCTACACCAGTTTTTTCTAGACCCTAGGGTATTGACATAGGGCACCCCCTGTATTACAATATTTTTGAGGGGTGGCACAAACCGTTTTTACAAGGGAAACCTGCACCAGTTTTTTCTAAAGTTAAGGAAAACCGTTTTTACAAGGTCCCGGCCAGGCCTGGCCAAAAACCGTTTTTACAAGAAAGAATCCACCGCCCTCCAAATTCCGTTTTTACAAGCTCGGCCGCGGCTCTCCAGGTGGCTGCAAGAAATTTTTGAGCGCACCCCTGTGCAAATGGACGCAAAATCTTTGCTGCCAAATTCAAGCCACCACTAATTATATGATAGCACAGGCCAAGCAAGATGTCAAGCACTTTTTGCATTTTATTTTTCTCCAAATTGCACTCAAAGTCTGCACTCTTTTTAAGCAAATGTCAAGCACTTTTTTGCATTTTATTTTTAAATTAAATTTGCCACAAACTGTTATTTACTGTTATAATACTTTTATGTTAAATTTTAATATAGGAGTAAAAATGAAAACATATTTTAAACTTGAGACGTTACGTAATAATTGGGTTGGTAGTGAGGCAGTTAAATTGAATTACTACAGCACAGATTTAGGTAGTGAGTTAGATGAGCATTACACAATAGTTGAAAATAGTAATGAGGTTGACTTAGGCGTGTTAAACACAGAAAAGTTAGACATAGTAGAAACGATTAACGTTACATACGCTATGATGTATGGGAGCACAGACAGACGTTTACATACAGAAGAGATTGAGGCAGTTGTAGATAGCACTGGCACATTATGGGTTGACGTAGATTATTTTTATAACAATTTAAGTTAGACAAACTGTTATTTAATGTTATAATAATTTTATGTTAAATTTAAATATAGGAGTAAATATGAAATTTAATTTTTTAGAAGACTTGAGAATAAGCACAGACACATTTGGCTTTGAGAAATTAGGCAAAGGCATTTTTGGTTTGGGTTTTGACAGAGACGGCAGTTGTTTTGAGATTTTTGAAATTAATAAACAAGAAGCACGTGATATGTTAGAACTAAATGACGGCACAAAATTTAGTAATTTAGA